CAAAAAGTTTTTGCAAAATAATATCTTCACTCCATATCAACTTGCGCTTCAATACGATGTTTCCGTTAGCGCTATTCAGCACATTCGTTCAGGCCGTGCCTGGGCTTCCATCGAGCCCGCGCTATAATATTTCGCAATAGTTGGTTAAAATGACTTCAATAACCTCATTGCAGTCAGATCATAAAAATGCACGACGCAGGACAGATCGTTCCTCTGAGTTGATTAAAGAATCGCTTCAGCGTTATGGCGCAGCACGCTCCATCGTCATCGACGAGGACAATCGCATCCTTGCGGGCAATGGCACCATCGATGGAGCAAAGGCCGCAGGCATCAAAAACGTACGCATCATTGAAACCGACGGTGACGAGATCATCGCCGTTAAACGCACGGGCCTAACAGAAGAGCAAAAGGTCGGCTTAGCTCTTGCCGATAACCGCACAGCAGACTTATCCGAATGGGACCAAGAGATGCTCCATCAGCTCTCCGAAGAGCATGATCTCACCCCTTGGTTCAATCAAGACGACCTCGACGAACTCCTCTCAGTAACAGAACTCGAACCAGAAGAAGGCAACACTGACCCCGACGACGTCCCCGAAGCTCCAGAAGATCCCATCACCAAACCCGGTGACCTCTGGACACTCGGCAACCATCGCCTGCTCTGCGGTGACAGCACTAATCCGCAGCATCTTGAGCGTTTAATGAATGGTGAGCGTGCTGACCTTTGGATCACTGACCCTCCTTACAACGTCGCTCTGGGCATGAATGAGACGCCAGAGGAGGCAAAGCGTCGTAATCGTCGCACTGATGGAAAAATCGTTCAAAACGACAGCATGTCCGACACGGACTTCCGTCAGTTTCTTGTCGATTGCTACTCAGCCGCAAATCTTGTTCTCCTTCCAGGAGCGGCTTTCTACATCTGGCACGCTGACTCTGAGGGGTACAACTTCCGTGGTGCTGCTGTCGATATTGGCTGGAAAATTAGGCAATGCTTGATCTGGGCAAAATCTTCTTTAATCATGGGGAGGCAGGATTATCAGTGGCAACACGAACCTTGCCTTTACGGTTGGACTGACGGTGCCGCTCATACGTGGAACTCAGACCGCAAACAAACGACTCTCCTCGAATTTGATAAGCCATCACGAAACGGCGAGCATCCCACCATGAAGCCCGTTGACCTCTTCCAATATCAAATCAACAATTCCACTAAACCCAACGCGTTAGTCCTTGACTCTTTTGGTGGCTCTGGCACCACCCTCATCGCCTGCGAACGCATACACCGTCACGCACGCTTGATGGAACTCGACCCCGCCTATTGCGATGTCATCGTCAAACGCTGGGAAGACTTCACAGGCAACACCGCCGTCTGTGAACCATCAGACGCTCACTTCCAACCTGCCCAAGAAGAGCTTGATTTCTGATGGCCAAGAAGGGGCAGAAAACACGTTGCACGGCTGCCGAGAAGAACTACCGAATCCACCGTGTCGCACGCCTCCTTAGTAACGGCGCTGTGCGGTCTGAAATCATTGATTACGGCTGCAGGGAATGGGGGGTAGAGGAGCGCACTGTTGGTGGTTACATCAATGCTGCTAGCGAGGTTCTTAAGGCTGACTGGGACATTGACCGCCGCACCTTCACCGCCGAGCTGCTCTCCCAGCTGGCCAGCCTTCAAAAGGAATGCCGCAAGAATGGCAATCAAGCTCATGTTGCTCTTGGTTGTATTAACACGATGGCGAAGATTGCTCACATTCTTGAAAAATGAGCATCCTCCCAGCCGCTGAATCAAAATCAATAATTGACAGCAGCGCTGGTCTTGAAGTCGGAAGCATCGATAATCTTCTTGAGCGCATCGCGGCAACGCTTAACCCCGGGCAGCTCAGCGCCTTTGAAGTTGAACGCTTAAGCGCGATCGCTACATCACAAGGCGGATCACCAAACAGCATTCCTGAAATCGGCATCAGTGCCGGCTATGGCAGCGGCAAGACCTATTGCGCCCATGCGGTTGCCGTCAAGATGGCTGCCTTGAACCAAGGCTTTGTTGGTTGCGTGATGGAACCAACCAGCGATATGGTCCGCAGGATCTGGGCACCAAAGTTTGAAGATTTCTTAGATAGTTTCGGCATTCCTTACACCCCAAGGGTGGCGCCGTATGTAAGCCACACTCTGCACTTCCCAGGCGGTGATTCAACAATTCTTGGGCTTTCATTTGAAAATTATCAACGCATCGTGGGTGATGACTGGGCGTTTGCAATCATTGATGAGGTTGATACTGCCAAGGCTTCAATTGCTCAGCGTGCCTATGACAAGATCCTGGGCCGTATCAGGGTCGGGAACTTCAACCAGCTGCACTGCTATTCAACCCCTGAGGGCTTCGGGTTCCACTACCAAACGTTTGGCACTGACGCAGCACGGGAAGGCAAGCGCAGAGCGCTACTCAGGATGAAGACGGCAGACAATGCCCACAATCTCAGGCCGGGCTTTGTTGATGACCTGCTGAGCCGCTACACGCAAGAGCAATGCCGTGCCTACCTCGAAGGCGTTTATCAAAACCTCGCAACCGGCACTGTTTACGACAGGTTTGACCGTGCCAAGCACGTTGCAGATGTTGATGATGACCCGTTAGGGGAAGAGCCGTTGAGAATTGGCATTGATTTCAACGTGGGCAATATGAATGCAGTCATCGCGATCCGGTTTGGCAATGCGCTGCATTTCATTGATGAGATCAGCCAGGCGCACGATACTGATGCCTTGGCACAGGAGATTTGCGCTCGCTATCCAAGCCGAACGCTTTACGGATACCCCGATGCCTCAGGCGGCAACAGGTCAACTAATGCGACCAAAACCGATCTGGAGATATTGGCCAGCTATGGCATCAGCAACCAATCGCCTAAAGCAAATCCCCCCGTTCGTGATCGGGTTTCTGCTGTTCAAGGTGCTTTGGAGAACGGCAAAGGTGAAATCAGAATCCAGATCAACCCCCGATGTAAAAAGCTGATCGAATGCCTTGAGCTGCAGGCATATAACGAGCGGCAGGAGCCCGACAAAGAATCTGGGCATGATCATATGAATGACGCTGCCGGGTACTTGGTATGGCGTGAGCTGAACCCACTGCATCGCAGGGCTGGCCGTGGCACCGGCATTAGACTGTATTAACGAAACATTGAGCAATGGCCAAACGCGGCGGTGGGTCTGGCAGAAAGTACGTCCGCGACTCTATTGGGCGCTTTGCGTCTAAGGGGTTTAGCGGACAGTCTTCAGGCCGCGGCGCACGGCTGAAAGCCAAAGGCAAGAAACGCGGCGGCGGCGGGGCAATCGTCAAGCCGACGCGGATTGGTGAGATGAAAAACACTATTTCAAAATCCAGCTCGAAGCGTAAGGTCAACGCAAGCAGCAGGGCCACTGACCGCCAAATCGCGAGAGATATGGCGGCACGATCAAAGCCAGCAGCCGCACGAACCAGCAAATCAACATCATCTGCTCGTAAATCAGCGAAAGCTTCCGGCGAAGTTGCTGACCGTAGAGCTGCAGCTCGCAAGGAGAATGACGCCAAAAAAGTGGCTAGCGCACGGACAGGCTCAACAATGACGTCAGCCAGAGCCGCTCAGGTAAAAGCTGCATTTGCAAAAAAAAAAGTAACGGCAAATAGCGCAACAGGCAAACGCCGCAGGAGCTGACCTGCTACTATCTTTTCATTCATTGGTTTCTGACAGAACCGTCTTCCCCCAGACCTCACTCCCTGCAAGGAGTGGGGTTTTTTAGTGCTTATAAGCCGCAGCTGCTTTTCGTGCATTGGCCTGCCGCAGCTGCTTACGGTGTGACTCGACTAGGTGCATTGATGACACGTTGCAACAGCTTGTGATCCCTTCCTCTGTCAGGCACACTCTCACGCAATCGTCTGCAGTGGGGCTTACGTCCAGATCGTTCATGCCTGTTTTGATGCCTCTTGCTAAGTTAAAGCCGAACGCATCCCCGGCATCATGGAAGAATTTCTCAACGCTCTTGACGACCTCATCGCAGAAACTGAAGGTCTCAGCGTGATTGAGCTGGTTGGAGCTTTGGAGCTAGCCAAAAGCGACATCATCGCGGGGCTTGCCGTGGCAGAACTGCTGACCGAAGACGGTGAAGAGGCAACAGCATGACCCGGCCTGTTGTGACCGCTGTGGGCCGTTTACTGCAGCCAAAACACGGCGAACCGCGAAAGCATCAGCTGATTCAAGTTGATGCAGATGGCCGTGCCAAAATTATCAAAGATCAGCCGGCCTAAACTGTTAGCAAAAGGCGGCTACAGCATTGGGCTATCAATCAACGGCACGAAATAGAACTAAAACGTCAACGGTCGTAAATGTCTATGACCCGAATCAGGCATGGATCGACCAGGAACCGCACTGGGAGCTGATCGAATGCCTGCTGACGGGCACCTATGGGATCAGGAAGGAGGGCCGTAAATATCTCCCGCAGGAGCCGCGAGAGACAGACGATGCCTACCAAAACAGGCTGCTCCGCAGCACGCTGCAACCGTATTACGTCAGGCTGGAGCGGCTATTGGCCGGGATGCTTACCCGAAAGCCGGTGAAGCTGAATGACATCAGCGACGGCATTCGTGAGGACTTGTTCGACGTTGACCGGCAGGGCAATGACCTGAACACTTGGGTATATGAAACAGCCCGTAAGGCGATCCGCTATGGCCATGTTGGTGTTTTAGTTGATGCACCATCAGACGGCAACGGCAGGCCCTATTGGTGCGCCTACACCCCGCGAGACATCTTGGGCTGGCGCACTGAAATGCAAGACGGCAAGCCTCGACTCGTTCAGCTCAGATTGAAAGAGCAGGTGACAGAACCTGATGGAGAATACGGTGAAAAAACAGTTAATCAGGTGAGAGTATTAACGCCAGGGTATTACGAGCTATTTAGGCAAGATGAAAAGAAAGACTACACATTATTTGAAGAAGGCAGAACAAGCATTAGCGAAATACCGTTTTCGGTTGTATACAGCAACCGCGTCAATTACTTGCAATCAAAACCGCCGATGGAAGACATCGGTGAACTAAACATCAAGGCGTATCAAGTTCAATCAGATTTAGATAATATTCTTCACGTCGCGGCTGTTCCAATGTTGGCGATTTTCGGATTCCCGCAATCAGCAGAAGAGATCACCGCCGGGCCAAATGAAGCGCTTGCGTTACCTGAAGGCGCATCCGCGCAATACCTAGAGCCAGGCGGGGCCAGCTACAACGCATTGTTTCAGCGGCTGGATCAGATCGAAAAGCAGATCAATGAGCTGGGCCTATCCAGCGTGTTGGGCCAGAAGCTTTCAGCCGAGACAGCCGAGTCAAAAAGGATCGACCGCAGCCAAGGCGACTCAACAATGATGGTGATTGCCCAAAACATGCAGGACATGATCGACAACTGCCTGCGGTTTCATGCTGCCTACCTAAACGACGCATCACCTGGCAGCGCATTGATCAACCGTGATTTCATGGGCGCTCGAATGGACCCTGGCGAGATCAAAGCATTGCTTGAGCTGTACCTAGCCGGCACCATCGCCCAATCAACCCTGTTGGCCCAGCTTGAGGCAGGGGAAGTGCTTGGTGATGACTTCGACCTAGAGGAGGAGCTTGAGGCAACGGCTGCCGGTGGCCTGCAGGAATGAGCACCCCGTCTGAGTTCTATCGTCATGCCGTCGATCTGAACAGGTTCAGCAACGCTGAGGCAAAGCAAATTGCGATCGCTTACAACCGTCTGATTTTGCAGGCTGTCGCCGACCTGCAGGTCTTGGTCGAGGATGAGCGAGCCTTTGACCGTCAAACCAGACTCAGGGAGATCGTTCGGCAGCTACGGGCAAGCCTCGACAACTGGGCGGGCGAAAGCTCAGCATTGCTGGCGGGTGAACTGCAGGGGCTGGCCGCATTTGAGGAACAGTTCATCAGGGCGCAGCTGCTGGAGATGGTGCCGGAGCGGATGGTTGATCAGGTCAAGGCGTTGCAGATCGATCCAGCTTTTGCGCGTGCTGTTGTGATGACAGACCCAATTGAGATTGGGCTCAATGTTTTGTCTGACGATCTGCTGCAAGCAGTGGGGCCATCACCGGCAACCTTCAGGCTGACGGCAACGCAGGGCGCTCAAATCACGCTGCCCAATGGCTCGACCGTATCGAAAGCATTCAGGGGGATCGCTGAATCCCAAGCTGAGCTGTTTACCAAAACGGTTCAGTCTGGGT